CCAAAAGATAATGAGTTACCATATGAACCTCAAGAATATAACTTAAGAGTTGAAGAAGATTTTTCTCTAATGAATCTCTTTACTAGTGGAGTGAGAACTAATGAGTTAGAGCATCAATTAAAGAATATATGGAGAATTGCTAGTGTATTTTCTAACTACTATGGTAGCAGATATAGTTATCCTACTAGACTATGCTTATCAGGAACACCATTAAATGAAGCACTTATTACTCTTCATAAACTTCTTCCTAA